ACAAACGAGCTCGTGCGAGAAAACCAGGCCAAGGCTGCAGCCCAGGCTGAGGCGGACCAGCTAAAGAGCGAGTATGAGGCCCTGAATGAGGAGGTCGACGGCATCCGCTCCGAGCGACTTGAGCTCCTCAAGGGTGCAGACCTTCCGCTTAGCGGTCTTTCCATCTCCGAGGATGGGGCGCTCACCTACGAAGGCTCGGCATGGTCAGACATGTCAGGGGCCGACCAGCTAAAAGTTGCCACCGCCATCGTGCACCGTGTGCAGCCCTCGTGCGGCTTCGTGCTCGTGGATAAGTTAGAGCAGATGGACCCTGAGACGCTTGCAGAATTCGGGGCGTGGTGCCAGTCGGAGAAGCTCCAGGTCATAGGAACCCGCGTCGCCACCGACGACACCTGCAGCGTGGTCATTGAAGACGGCCGCGTGACGCAGAAGTTCGAGGAGACTGCCGCCCCCGTACCCAAGACAGTTGCAGGTGAGACGCTCAAAAGCGCAGCGAAACCAACCACATACATGAACAAACAGACATTCGCCTCAGCGACTGACTACGGGGAGGAGTTTTAGATGGTAAACTATAAGCTTACATGCGGTGTGCAGAAGCGCCCCTTGAAAGTGCTCATCTACGGACATGAGGGCATAGGCAAGTCGACGATGGCTGCCGAGCTTCCGAGTCCGGTGTTTATCGACATCGAGGCCGGCACCGACCAGCTTCCTGTGGCGAGGCTTCCCCGTCCGACATCATGGGCGATGCTTCTGGACGAGGTGCGCTCGGTGCGGGACGGGCAGGTTCCATGCTCGACGATCGTTATCGACACGGCGGATGCCGCCGAGCGCCTATGCATCGAGGCGGTCTGTGCCAAGAAGGGCTACGAGAGCATCGAGAGCCCCGGCTACGGTCGTGGCTACACCGAGGTGAAAGACGAGTTCGCCCACCTACTCGACCTACTCTCAGAGGTCATAGAACATGGCATCAACGCAACGCTTCTGTGCCACGCCATTCTCTCAAAGCTCGAGCGCCCCGACGAGTCGAGCAGCTACGACCGGTGGAGCCTGAAGCTCATCGACTCGAAGCGCACCTCCATCGCGGCTCTGTGCAAGGAGTGGGCCGACATGGTCTTGTTCCTGGACTACGACATCATCGTCACCGTCAACAAGGACAAGAAGGCCAAGGCCACAGGCGGCAAGAGGGTCATCAAGACCACGCACGCCGCAACCTACGATGCGAAGAACCGCTTCGGATTACCCGACGAGATGGCACTTGATGATGCCAGCGTGGCCAAGATCGCATCCCTCATGACCGACGGCCTCAGCTCTTCGAGCGCAGACCAGCCGTTCGTACAGGAACCACCCGATCAACGCCCCGCATCCAAACCTAAACCATCGACACTTCCCGCTAATCCTGCGGACCCCTGTCCTGAGCATCTCAAGCCCCTCGTAGACCTCATGGCCACAGATAGCGTCATGGGTGCTGAGCTCAGGCATGTGGTCGCACAACGCGGCGACTTCCCTGAGTCATGCAAGATCAGAAACTACAAGCCGGACTACGTGGCCTTCCTCATAGCCCAGTGGCCGGGCGTCCTCAGAAAGATCAAGGCAAACCGCATAGCTGCCGAGTCGGCTGCGGTACCTGACAGCGAGATCCCGTTTGACACGCACGAGCCGACTAACGAATAAGGAGATAGAACATGTCAGACATCAACGCAAACGAAGCCCTTGGATGGGACGACGAGGCGACCGTCGAAAGCTCGAACTACACGCTCCTTGTGCCGGGTACCTATTCCTATCGCGTCTCAAGCTTCCAGCGGGCAAACTTCGACGGGAGTAACAAGATGGCACCCTGCCCCGAGGCAGACCTCACTCTTACTTGCTCCAACGCAGATGGCGCACGTTCGGACGTCAAGGTGCGCCTGTTTCTCAACCGCAGGCAGATGTGGAAGATCACCCAGTTCTTCAAGAGCTGCGGGCTTCTCGCTGCAGAGCTTCCCGACGGCACAAGCTATGCCATGGGCCCCCTCTGGAAGCAGGTTCTCGGCTGCACAGGGCAGGTCGAGATAAGCAACCGCACCTACCAGAACAAGACCTACAACGACGTCAAGTCGTTCGTGGTCCCGGAAACTTCTCTGCTTCCAAAAAGTCCAAAAAGCGCAAGCAAGTATGGGGAGGGCTTCTGAAGATGCCTCCCACTACTCTCAGACCATATCAGGTCGAGGCTGTGGACGCTGTCGAGCACGAGTGGGCATCCGGCAACCGCCGGACCCTGCTCGTGCAGGCCACGGGCACAGGAAAGACCATCGTCATGGCAGAGCTCGCCCGCCGTGTTGCCTCCCGTGGAGGCAGAACCCTTCTGCTGGCTCACAGAGGCGAGCTCCTGTCTCAGGCCGCCGACAAGATCGAAAAATTCACAGGGCTTACATGCGCCGTCGAGAAGGCAGAGCAGACCTGTCTCGGAACATGGAACTCTGTCACCGTGGGATCTGTCCAGACCCTCATGCGGGACTCCCGCCTCGACGCTTTGGCGCCTAATCGCTTCGACTGTGTGATGGTCGATGAGGCGCATCACGCGCTCGCCGACGGCTACGTGAAGGTACTTGAGCACTTTGATAGCGCAAATGTCCTAGGTGTGACGGCGACCCCCGACAGGAGCGATCAGCGTGACCTGGGGGAGGTCTTCGACTCTCTCGCCTATGAGTATGGACTTGCCAAGGCTGTAAAGGACGGATGGCTCTGTCCCATCGAAGCTCAGATGCTTCCCGTGACGCTTGACGTCTCTGGAGTATCGATCCAGGCGGGGGACTACTCGGCGGGACAGCTCGGAGACGCCCTCGACCCTTATCTTGACGCGATCGCGGATGCGATGGCCAACGAGGGGCTCAAGGACCACAGGACTGTGGTCTTCCTGCCATTGGTACGCACCGCGAAGGCATTCCGCGATCGGTTGTGCGAGCGAGGGTTCCAGGCGGCCGAGGTTGACGGGCAGAGCGATGACAGGGATGAGGTCTTGTCCGACTTCGATTCTGGTCGCTACAACATCTTGTGCAACAGCATGCTGCTCACTGAGGGGTGGGACTGCCCGGCAGTCGACTGCGTTGTCGTTCTCAGGCCGACTAAGTCGAGGAGCCTCTATGCTCAGATGGTTGGGCGTGGAACTCGCCTTTCACCTGCGACGGGGAAAAGCAAGCTGCTCCTGCTCGACTTCCTCTGGTTGACCGGACGCCATGAGCTGTGCAGGCCAGCGTCACTCGTCGCACGCAGGGCTGAGGTCGCCGATCGCATGACCAAGATAGTGGCTGATGAAGGCGGACCCGTTGACCTCGAGGAGTGTGAGGAGGCTGCGGAGACCGACGTACAGGTGGCACGCGAAGAGGCATTGGCCAAGCGCCTCCATGAGCTCAGACACCGCAAGGCGAGGCTGGTCGACCCGCTGCAGTTCGAAATGAGCATCTGTGACCGCGACCTGCAAGACTATGTGCCCACATTCGCCTGGCAGCAGCAAAAGCCCTCTGAGGCTCAGGCACACGCCCTCGAGGCGTGGGGCATCGACCCTGACGTGATGGATGCCGGCAAGGCGTCGCTCATGCTCGACCGCTTGTCCAAGAGGAAGGCTGCCGGCATGGCCACGCCAAAGCAAGTGCGGATGCTTGAGCGCAAAGGATTTAGACATCCCGGAACGTGGACATTCGACCAGGCATCAGACATGATGGGCCGCCTTGCGCAGAACAGGTGGCGCGTGCCGGTTGGGATCACGCCGACAACGTATGTGCCGAAAGAAGAGGTGGCTAAGGAGGCGATCTCATGAAAGGAGACCACTCAGACCTCGCACAGGCTCTGAACTATATCGACCCCGCCGCTCTTGACTACCAGAAATGGATAGATGTCGGCATGGCCCTGCACGAGAGCGGTCTTTCCTGCAGCCTATGGGATACATGGAGCTCTAAAGACATGAGGCGCTACCATCCAGGTGAGTGCGCTAGGAAATGGGACGGGTTCGGCAACGGGGCCACGAAGGTGACATCCGGCACGATCGTCGCCATGGCGCGGGCCAGGGGATGGGAGCCGCATTACGCATCCGCGGAGCCAGACAAGGCCCTGGGGTGGGACGACACAGTCCAGGCGGTATCTCCCGCATGGGCAGATGATGTCCCGGTGGATGACGCCGACGAGGGGCCGTGGGACCAGGCGGGTCAGATATCGGACTATCTCGCCGCCCTTTTTGATGACGACGACCATGTGGGGATCGTCACCAGGGCATGGCAGAGAGACGTCAGATGGCTGCCGCAAAAGGGGACATGGGCGAAGACCGCAGGACAGCTTCGCCAGGAGCTCGCCAAGTGTGCGGGCGATGTAGGAAAGGTCATAGGTGACTGGCCGAAGGAAGCAGGCGCCTGGGTGCGCATCAACCCGCTTGACGGCAAAGGCTGCGGCAACTCAAACGTCACTGAGTACCGCTACTCCCTCGTCGAGAGCGACGAGGTGCCCATCGAGCGCCAACGCGGGATGATCGAGGCCATGAACCTGCCCTGCGCGGCCATTGTGAGCTCAGGCAACAAGAGCGTGCACGCCATCGTAAAAGTGGACGCCGGCACAGACTACGACCTGTACCGCAAGAGGGTTGAGAGGCTCTATCAGTACTGCGCAGGCCACGGGTTTGCGCCTGACACTCAGAACAAGAACCCAAGCCGCCTCTCGAGGCTTCCGGGGGTGACCCGCAACGGGCGCAGGCAGATGCTGCTTGCGACGTCGTGCGGGGCCGGTAGCTGGACGGAATGGAAAGACTGGGTGGCGGAGACCGAGGACGACCTCCCGGATGACGTATGCGACGACTGGGACGCCCCCATAAGGCTCGCGCCGCCACTCATAGGCACCGAGGAGAACGGCGTGCTCAGGCAGGGCCAGAAGCTCGTCCTGGCGGCACCGTCGAAGTCCGGCAAGAGCTTCGCCATCGTCGACCTCGCCGAGGCGATCGCGTGTGGCGGGACGTGGCTCGGGTGGCCATGCGCGGAGGGCAGAGTCTTCTATGTGAACCTCGAGATAGCCGACGAGAGCTTCAGGTGGCGCCAGCATGTTGTGTGGGCCGACCGCGAGGCGCACGATGACGTCGGCAGCGGGCTTGACTCCATCAAGCGCAACTTCGTGAGATGGGACCTGCGCGGACACGCCGAGGACATGTCGCAGCTCGCCCCGAGGCTCATACACAGGGTGCTCAGACGTGGCCCGCGCGGCTCGTTCATGGCC